CGGCAGGCCGAAAAAGTAGGAGGAACTATGGGAGAGATACGTGAAAACTTTATATTAACAGACCAGTTTAGTGCCGCTTTTTCCAGGTTCCTTGACATGGGAAACGCTACTGCCGCCCGTCTTGAGGACATCGGTCAAAAGGCTGATCACATGGAAGACAGTGTGAGTGGAGGAGCGCAAGGTGCAGCTTCTACAGCCCAGACAAGTATGGAGGAGATGGGAGCCGCGATCATTTCCCAATTAGAGCGAATCAGCCAGGCTTCCGGAAATATGGATCAGACCATGAAAAAGGCTGCAGTGGGAGGAACGGCGGCGATTGTCTCCGGCATGAAGCAGGTTGGAAGCGCTTCTGTGGCTGAGATGGAACGAATCAATGCTTCTATCCGAGAGATGGGAGATAATTCCCGCTATGTGGCGACCCAGGGAATGAATGAGATCAATGAGACACTAAAACAGATTGCTGTCAATACCAGTAAAGTGAATGATGAGCAGGAGAAACATGACAAGAAAGTCCGTCAGACGGACAACTCGGCAAATAAACTGCTCTCAACTGTAAAACGGATTGTAGCTGCCGCTGCTGGCTTTACAATAGGAAAAGAACTCCTTAACCTTTCTGACGAAATGACGCAGACGACTGCCAGATTAAATCTGATGAATGACGGGCTGCAGACGACGGACCAGCTGAACCAGATGATCTATGAATCAGCCCAGAGGGCCAGAACGTCATATCTGGCAACTGCCGATGTGGTAGCTAAACTGGGGCAAAGGGCAGGAGATGCATTTGGTAGCAGCGCTGAGGTAGTGCAGTTTGCGGAAAATCTAAATAAGCAGTTTGTGATTGCCGGAGCCAGCCAACAGGAAATTGCTTCGGCTTCTTTACAGCTAACACAGGCCCTCGGCTCGGGAGTGCTGCG